AGCCTTTGATGTTTTGTGAGCATGTGGCGCACTTACCTGATTGGGGTGCTTCTGCCTTGATGTCGGGGGAGACACCATCGTTTGACCAGCAGGTCGGTGCCATTGCTTGGCCTTCTTGGTAAACACCGGCATAAAAAGTTCTCGATACGTTAGGGTTCGCCGCTGCAATAATGATAGGCATTGCGCGGTCTTCGTTTTGGGCAATCTCTTTGCCATCGACCATCATGCGGAACACATTACCGCGAATAGAGATGCGCTTGCCACCGCTACCACTGCCACCCATGAGGGCTTTCGTAGTTGCGTCCAGTTGCAGGTTTTGTAGGTGGGCTGGCAGCGTGTTGCCGCCTTTAGAAAACAGGGTCATTTCGCTCATTTGGTTTCTCCAGTAGTTGCGGTTTTTGTTTGCATCAGGGCATCAATGTCTGCGCGATTGAAACGCACTTTGGTGCCTATGCGGAAATGAGGGATTGCTCCCTCGCGGGTCAAGTTATAGATTGTCTGACGCGACATGCGCAGCAGCTTTGCTACTTCTTGTACGGTTAGTGATGCTTCAAGTTGCACTTGAGGTTCTCCTTATGGTTACGCCATATTTGCTGTCAGTGTTCAACCCCATAGGCATGATCTCGGGGTTTTCTTCCAACAGTTGTTTCATGGTTGTTTGACTGATGCGCCGCTCAAGCAGTTCGGGCATCTTGTGTTCCAAGATGAACTTGTGCATGGACTCCCAGTCGCTTGTCCAGTAGCGTGTCTTCACCGTGCGAATTACCGCACCGTGCTTGCTACCAAGACGATCTACACCGATGTCCTTGCAGAGTTCCAATAGCTTGGCCTCCACAAGTTCCATCTGTGATTTCACAGAACCGTCAGCTTCTTCGTAGTCACGTAAAAGTTCGGCCCTTTTGTCGCGCATCTTGATGTAAGCGGCGACGAGTTTATCAACCGATATTGTCTCGGCCATAGCTCTCTCCTTTTTGTTTTGTGTATGGATGATATCTTAAAAATTAACAGTGTCAAGTCTTTTCATCTAAGTATTTCCCCGTAGAGGTCGATCAAACGATTGTGGATGTCTACCTTGTTCCCCAGCATTTTGTACATGCGCTTCTCTACCCCACTGCCTTGCAAGTGCACCACCACTGAGGGGTTTTTCTGCCCTGCTCGGTGAACACGTGCGTTGGCTTGGAGGTAGGTCTCGACTGACATCACCGGACTCCAGTAGACGATGGTATTGGCGGCATGCAGAGTTACCCCGTGCGATGCCGCTTGTGGTTGGATGACCAGCACCTGCAAGTCATCCTTACTCTGGAAACGCTCAAAGATTTCTGACCGTTTCCCTACCGGCACACCGCCATGAATGACGGCTGTCGGGTACCCGTGCTTACGTAAGTCTTCCGCAACCACTTCGATGGCATGTCTGTAGGGCACAAACACAAGCACCTTGTGGCTCGACTCTTCTATCACCTCACGTAAAACCGCAAGTCTATTGCTTGCATCGAAATGGATAACTTCACCTGTGTCGGAATACACCGCACCACCAGATAGTTGCAACAGCTTGTTCAGGTTTGCAGCCGCGTTGACTGTAGTGATCTCCTCACCTGCCGCTTGTACGATAAGCCGTTTACGCAATAGCTCGTAGTACTTCTCCTGTTGGGCAGTAAGAGGCACGTCTCGCGTTACGTAAGTCATCTCAGGTAAGTCCAAGCATTGCTCTTTCGTAAAGCGTATCGCTGGCTGTAGCGCCTTATGAACAATTTGCTCCGACTCTAGCTTGGGTACCCATTTAAACTGTGTGAGCTTGTGCATGACCTGATCGCGGAATCCACCATAGAAACGTGGAATCCCTTCGGGGTTCACCAGCTTGGCGATGCCATAGGCATCCAGCGGGGACTGCGATGCGGGTGTGCCCGTCAACAACCACAGCCACGTGCGCGGCTTGATCAAATTGTTAAGCACCTTCCAACGTCTTGTTGAGGGATTTTTATAGGCGTTAGCCTCGTCAATGACGATGAGGTCAAAGCCACCCTTCAAGATGTCATTGGCAACAATCTCCACCCCGTCATAGTTGATGATGACGTACTCAGCATCCCCCGCGATGATCTCCCTGCGCTTTTCTGGCTTGCCATAGGCAACGTCTACCCTGCGGTGCATTGCCAGCTTGAACAAGTCATTGCGCCATGCCGAATCCATGATGGACAGCGGGCAAATAACCAGCACCCGCTTGATGACGCCCTTTGATAGTAGGTAGTCCGATGCCCAAATCACTGAGCCAGTTTTGCCTGTGCCCTGCTCGTTAAAACAGAACGACCGGCGGTGCATGGTCAAGAAAGACGATGTAACTTTTTGGTGTGCGAAAGGTTTATACAATCCCGGCCAGTTGTATGAAGCGTTGATGGGCGAGGGTACATCTTTGATCTTGAGGTTCTTCAAGACAATCGCCTCCTCCAAATCCCAGTTCACCAGCACCTCTGCAACCTCCCCGTCATCTGACAAAACTTTGCTCTTTGGAATCACCGTAGTGATTCTGTCGGGATTGCGTACCTTGAGCAGTAACGCCCTGTTATCAATGATCTGCACTCTAATCTCCAATGACAAACGTCCTGAACACGATGTGTGTCAGGTTCTTTTTATAGGCGCAAGGCTTCCACCTGCTCCCTCTTCACTTTAACGTCTGCGAGTCCAAGACGGTCAGTTCCCCGTTGAAAGTGTAAAACGGCGCTGACTGATACGGTTATGTTGGGCCAATCAAACCCTGTGTCTGTTACTACTCGTACCTTACCTAGCAGACATCATGAAACTCATTTTTTCTTGCGCTCTTTTGTGCTTGTCTCGGACACCACCTTGTGGTTCGCCCCGCGCTTAAATGATCTGTTGGCCGATGCGCTCTCAACACGCACACCGTTCTTGTTAGTGCCACCCTTGGACAACGCTCTCACGTGAGCAACATCTTTGCCTTCACGCATGTCAGCCTTGCCATTGCCGTTGGCATCTTTGCCTTCTTTGTCCAGCTTACGCCGTGCACGTTGTCGCTCCATTCGCGCTTCGTGAGCACCCGCACGTTGCTTCTCTAAATCGTATTCGCGCTTGACGTTACGGTCAGCGGGGTTCTTATAGGGCATGTCAATTCCTTCCGTTATGGCTACATTCTGATACAGGACACCATGCTTTGCAAGTGAAGTTCTTCTTGGGGTTGAACACCCCAGTTGAGTAGGCAGTTTCACGTGAAACAAGCGCACCATCGAGCTTGGTGAAGATATCGAATCGGTTATGAACATTGAAGTCCACAGGGATAAAGTCCTTGCAGACTACGAACAAAAGACCTGACCGCACCCGTTCGATTTCGGGGTAGTGCACGAACACACATGCCGCCATCAGTGCCAGTTGTTTTGGGTCTGCGTAGCGACTGCTCTTGCCCGTCTTGTAGTCAACGACTCGGGCTTCCTTCTTCTTACGGTCAATGATCAGCAGGTCGGCAATGCCGCGATACCAAACATCTTTGTCAAAGAAGCCACAAGGCGCGAACTTACCGTCCACCTTCTTGATGCCCATCTTCAACTCACAAATCTTTTCACCGTCAATCTTCATGAGCTTCTCAAGCATCGGCTCTATGTACTTGTATTGCTCGGGAACAGGTTTCGCATCCCGCACGTACTCTTCGGCGGCGGTGTGTACCGCAGTGCCGTACAGCATTGCTTCGCTCTCAGGCTCTTTGATATCTTTCGCCACACGCATGTGGTAATACTTCTTTGGGCACTGATCAAACAGCGTGATGCTTGAGTAGCTCCATGCGGGTGCTTTGTCTTTAGTCATTTTGGTTTCTTGGGCAAAGGTGCCCAGTGTGTGAAAAATGTAGGGTCGCTACCAAGCGTTCCGTATTGAGCAACGCCTCCGATGGACAGCAGTTGCAGCTTAACGCTACGCGGTGCGTCCTTGTCGATGGGTATCCAATAGGTGTCCGTTGCCACCGCCACAGTCCCTGCGGTGTTGATGGTGTGGGTAGGTGGTGTCTCTATTGTCATGCTTTCTTCTCCTTGGTTATGTACACAGGGTCACGCCAGAGGTCGGGTATTGCCCATGCAAAAAGACAGTGCCACATAGTTGTGCAGTCCCCAATGCGTTCGTAGTAGAGTTTGGCAAGGTCAAGCTGGTTCTCGCGCTCTTGCATCCACCACTCATGCGCGGTAGTTGGCTTCATGTCTTCTCCTTAATCATTTTCAAAACATCCTCGTGCGTGAGGCCAATCGCTTCCAAGTCAGCGGGGCTGTACATGACCTTGGTTGGTTTAAACGCCATTTGTTTACCCATTTCTTCCATGTGTTTCTGAATTGCCGTGATGGCGTCTTTCAAGCTGGCTTCTGTCAGGTCAGTCATGTGTTCACCTTTGGGCCGTATGGTTTGTGCAAATTCAAGGTGGAGAATTTCTGCTCCGTAGTCTTGAACGTAAATGTCCAGTCGTTCGCAATCAACTCAAGCCGTTTGATTCCTGCGGCTGCGCCAGAACCCCAAGTAAGGGCGCACCAGTCTGGTCTCTCGCTCCACACGCCGCCCACGTTTTGAATCAGTACTCTGTTATTCATGTGTTCTTCTCCTTGAGTTTGGCTTCGATGGCGTGGGCAAAGCGGTACATCTCCCGCGTTTCTTTGTACCCGTCTGTGTCGTGAATTTCCTCAGCCGTCAGCCCTACCCACGGGCGCTGTTGTGGGGCGGTGTAAAGGGGTTCCCCAACAGTACTGCCATAGAACTGACGCCCCCACTTATCAACGGTCTTGCCATCAGGCATCACCCAACACACAGGCTCCTGCTCTGGCTTAGGTGGATAGTTGTTGCTACTGCAAGCTACACATTCGTAAAGCACGGCGGCTTTGCATTCGGGGCAGGTAAGCTCCTGCACTGGCTGCGCCTCAATCTCCTGCCCCAGCTTAGTCAGCGTCCACAGCGCACGCTCTTGCTTCATGCCTTCTTGTCTGCCTCTCTCATATGCAGCGTTTACTTCGGCATCCCATGCGTCTACTTGCTGTCTTGTGATAGTCATGCTTGTCCCCTTGCTCGGATGGCTTTGCCTACACCAAAACTTTTCCCTTCACACTCCTGCATGTGTTCGTCAGCCGTCACAGCACACGCCTCGTTCTCTGCTGCTGCGACAAGGGCGGCAAAGCGTTTAATCTGCTGCATGTATTCTTCGCCGATATGTTCGACGTAGCCCATCCCAGCCTCCCGCGCCATGCGAATCATGTCTTCTTGTGTCATATCAGCAAACTCCAAATCCAAACGCCAGTAAAGAACAACAGGATGCAGACCACGGCCAGCGCACCCATGATGGCTGTCAGCATCACCGTGCCAACTGTCTGCCATGCCTCGGGCACAGGCTTGATGTCAGGGGGGATTGCTGGGTACGGCTTGACCCTGCGGCGCTCCGCAACAGCGGTGTCGTACTTGCAGTCCCAGATGCACTCGGGCAAGTGCGGGCAATCAATGCGGCCCGTGTCGCAGAAACGTCTTGTCATGTGCTCTTCTCCTTTAGTTTTTGTTCCAGCTTATCAATGTAAGCCCTCATGTCATCGACCACCATCTTCAAATCATCTTCACGTTCGGGTAACGGGTTACCCGATATCCTATAAGCCTCGTGCCGCCAAAGCTGGGCACGTTGCCTATGGTATTCACAGCTAGGGCACTCACTCATACCATCTCCTTTGTAACAATCGGTCTCATCTTTCTTTGCCTGAACTCTTCGACCACTATCTTGTACGCCCTCTCCATATCTTTCAGCGTGATAACTTCAAGCTGGGCATCATGCAACTCCATGATGGTGTTGAGGGCTTTCATCTCCTCGGATTTAAGAACGAACTGGCCTGACTTAGCACCACGCACACCAACGCTGTGCAATGCTTCCAACCCATTTCGCATCTCATCTCCGTACTCAGTACCAAATCCCATGCGGTACAACGCTTCAACAACGTTGACCGCTTCAATCAGCGTGTCAACATCTTCACGCACCGCCTTACCCTGCGTCATGTTCGCCAACGCCATGTGGGTCTTGATCTTCACGTCTATCAAAAAGCTCTCATGCTGTGACACCGGAGTCACGCCCTCTATCACATAGCCCACTGGGTTCTGTAACACTGGCCTTGGTCTGTACTTACTTCTTTTCCGCATACATCTCCCAAACTTTGTCTGCGTTGTAACCCCAAATGTCACCAACCAAATACTTCAACTCTTGGTACATATCAGGGTTGCCTATCTTTAAATGTTCTACCCATGCCACGTCCGACACCATCGGCTTTATCTCGTCCCATTTTTTACGCAACTCACGATCTGCTTTTGCAACCATGTTATGTGTTGCTATTTTTTCATCAACCAGTGCACGTGCACGGGCTTCGTCTCGGTCTCGGGCAATCCTTCGTGCTCTTGCCCATTGCCTTTGTAACTTCTTTTCTTCAGCTTCTTTCTCTGCGGTTGTTTGGTAGTCCCCAATCAACTGCCTCAATACATCCGAACGTTGTGGATGCTTCAAATCACGAAACGCCTTGGCTTCGATCTGCCTGATACGTTCGCGTGTAAGTTCAAACACCACACCAACTTCTTCCAATGTGTAGTCTTGAGTCAGTCCAATTCCAAACCGTAAACACACTACTTTCTTCGCTCGTGGGGACAACGTGTCTAACACTTCTTGGATAGCATCAACCATCTCTTTCTTGTGCAACTCTTCCTCGGGGTCAACATAATCTTTGTACTCAGCCGGTGGGCACGGCATCTCGGGCATATCTTTGTCGTGCAGGTAACCGTTTGCGTAATACGCTTGTCGCAGTTCATAACTCGCATCCGCAAGAGTACCGTAAGGGAGTCGGTGCCCTTTGGATACCTTGCCGTATGGTCTACCAACGTCAGCAGTCTCCATAACTCTCTCCCACACCTGCCTCGCAGTTCAGTGGAATGCCTTCTGCCCATGACGGTACAAACCGCATGCACTCCATCACATACGCCATAGCTTCTTCGGCTTCTTGTTTCGGTGCAATACACGCCACAGCATCATGGACAGTGAGCACCACACGGTACCGCCTGCTAATCTTGATAAGTTGCTCCCCGATGATGCAACGTGCCAAGCCCTGACAAATGTTCTCTGTTAACTTGCCACCGTACAGCTTCACTGGCCCTTTGCGTGAATCGTACATGTACTGATCTTTGCCGTCTTTGTCCCGTATCTTCTTGAGGTTGGGGTAACGCTGGTACAGGCCGTTTGGCATGAGCACTCCCTCTGCCCCAATACTGATACACCCATTGCCCCACTTGGCCGTGCGCTTCTTACTCATAGCATCAACCGCCGTGGAACCGGACTTCCATAGGGCGGGAATCCAAGGATAGGTTTCACGGTAGGTAGCGATAATCCGTGCAGACTCCTCTGTGC